AGTGCAGTCTTTCCGGTCGGCTCAAGTGCATAATCCCTGCGGTTGCTGGTTCTTTTAAATTCACCTTTTTTCTTTCCTACATACGGTCTTGCAATGACTCGTCCCACGCGCCATTCATCCTTCATCGTGATCTCTCTTGCGATCTCACAACACCGGTACAGATTTGCCAGATCAAATGTCTCTTCATTTCCACAAATCTGCAATACAGAATCCGCAGAGGTATAGACAATCATTGCACCTGTTTCAATTTCTTCTTCCCCAAGTTCTTCAATGATCTTTGTTCCGCTCTCACTACGGTTTCCAATCACTTTTTTCCCGCAACGTTTTTCCAGTTCTGCGATCAGTTCCGGTGGAAATCCATGTTCGGTAAAGGTTTTAAATGGTTTTTCTGTATAAATTCCCATCATTTCCCAGTGTCCGGTCATCGTATCTTTTCCGTTACTCGCCTCTTTCAGTCTGGTAATTTTTCCAATCGGATTCTCGATTCCATACATCTTTCCCCCGGTATGCAGATTCAGCATACCAAACTTCTGAAGATTTGGAATCTCCAGTGTTCCCATTCTGTCTAAAATATGACCAAATGTATCTACATCCCTGTCACCGAATTTCTCAGAATCAGGCATTGCACCAATTCCGAGCGAATCCAGAACGATCACAAAGATTCGTTTATATATTGTTTCTTTCATTTACCGATCCTCTTTGATCAACTTTCTGATGGCTTCCACTGCCACCTGTACTGCCATATCTGTATCATGTACTACCGGATTTTCAAGTCCCAGTTTTTCTCTTTCCTGATTTGCCATTACAAGGAAACACGCACCCACGCGTACATGAAGCTTTGCTGCCACAATGTAAAGTGCTGCCGTCTCCATCTCTGATGCCAGACATCCCAGTTTCTTCCAGGCTTCCCATTTATTGATCAGTTCATAACCTGCCGGCATCATCTCCGGCTCATGCTGTCCGTAAAATGCATCTTTTGACTGTACCACTCCGGTATAAAATTCACAGTCCTTTTCCTTCGCAGCACTGACCAGTGCGTTCACCACCATAAGGTCTGCCACTGCCGGATATTCGATCGGCGCATATTCTTTGCTAGTCCCTTCCATTCTGACGGCACCCGTAGCAACTACTATATCCCCACTTTTTACTTCCGGCTGTATCCCACCGCAGGTTCCAATCCGTACAAACGTATCAGCTCCACATCTGGCTAATTCTTCCATCGCAATTGCTGCTGATGGTCCCCCAATTCCGGTAGATGTGACACTTACCTTTACGCCATCTAAAGTTCCTGTATAAGTGATAAATTCCCGGTTATCCGCAATCATCACCGGATCTTCAAAATACTGTGCTATTTTTTTGCAGCGTTTTGGATCTCCCGGGAGAATGACATAACGGCCGACTTCCCCGTTGGCCACCTGAATATGATATTGTCTGCTTATATCCTTTGAATAATTCTTCATCGTATCCACCGCCTCTCTTTTGTTATATTATACTATAATTTTTACACTTTTTACACTGTCAAAAACAATGTATTTACAGCGTTTGTTCAACTTTTAAGATGATGTAAGAATGTGTAAAACTACTCTAATTAGTAACAAATTAGTAACATAAAAATTATATCAATTCGTTTACCTTCTGCTGTACTGCTGCCGGACTATAACCCGCAGCCTTCAGGCGGTCAGTTCGTTCCTGACCATTCCCCCAGTCACCCTGAATGACTTCTTTTGCAATAGCGGTCAAATCTATTGCAGCGTTTCCTTTCAGAATCATGTTTACTGCATTTTGTACTTCCTGATAATTGTACCCTGCCACTTCAAGGTTGTCCCGTCGATCTGGATTGTTACCCCACTGACCGGCGATTACTTCTTTCGCAATATCCTGTACAGATTTTGAAGATATCGTTTCACTTCCATTTATCAGGGTGTTTACAGCTTCCTGTACTTCCTGATAATTATATCCGGCATTTTCTAATGCACTTTGTCTTTCCTTACCGTTTCCCCACTCTCCCAGATACACCTCTTTAGCGATTTCCTCTATAGACTTTTTGGTGGAAGGCTGTGGCGTAGTAGTGGCTGCATAATGAGGTGTAATGAATCCACGGATGTATTTACCATTCACAGCAATATCTCTATAACCGACTGTATTGCTTTTGTTACCCTCAATGACCTTGATCGTGGATCCATCACATGAAATCACAATACCAACATGATCCGACCATCCAGTACAATCACCAACACCATTGTCATTCCAGTCATACAGAATCACGTCACCGGTATCAGGTACATAGGCATCATTTTCAATCCAGATACCTGCAGTAATAGCAAGTTTAATCATGCTTTCACAACTACATTCAACGCACGGAAAGATACCTGAAAGTCCGGTTGCGATAAATGCAGCTGAGGTTGCCGTTGCACACCACGGATCACCAACACTCATCTTGTATCTGGTACATAATCCGGAATCATTAAAAATTTTCAGAATTTCTTTATGCTGTTCACTTCCCTCTGTGATCCCAACATATTTAGAGAGCCATTCTGAGGCTTTCGATCTGTCACCGGAAGAACCGGATTCACCATCATACTGAGTCAGGTTATACTGTTCAATCACGTCCATATTACTCTGAACATAAGTCGAACGGGACGCATACCCATCCGCTTTGATTGTTTCCAGATATTTCTGCGGATCCGTGATTCCTTTAAGATTCTGATATCTAGCAAGCTGGATGAATTCAAAGTACCCTTTGACTCCATCTTCCATTGAATCAAATACCCTGAAATTATCAGCAATCATTGTCAATACACCCGGTTCATATTCTTCCTGTGTGTTCATGTTCACACTCTTACCAGTCCACTTTGTACCGCACTTAAGGCCAAAATAGTTGTGATAATTGGCTGCAAGCTTTGACTCACCCCATCCACTTTCCAAAATTGCCTGTGCAATGATCGGACTGTGTACGCATATACCAAAAATTGCAGCATACTTTTTAACGTACCCTGCAATCTGATCAATAAATTCCTGATTTGTCATAGATGATCACCTCTTATTTCTTTGGTTCTGTATAAGTAAGTGCCTGATCACTGTCAGTAATACCTTTGGTTGTCGGGTCAGTTACAACACCAAGAATCGCAAGAACCGCAAATACTGCATTTACCACATCAAGCAGTTTGTTACCAAGATTACCAAGATCAAGGGTATAACCAAACACTGCTGCCACAACTTGAATCAACAGAAGTACAGCCGGAATCAGTGCAACCCAAAACGCTTTGTTTTTAATTCTTACAATCCAGTTAATATTTTTCATGTTCTATACCTCTTTCTTTTTCAAATGTAATTCTTCAATCTCATGCATCATTTTTGTGATCATTCCATTACCACTTAAAGCGTGGTATGCGTCGTACATTTCCATAAAATTTTCATAAGCGTATGATGGAATATCACCCAACATCATGTACTTATCGTGATATTCGATAAGCTGAACCCTAAGTAAAAGCATTGTGCCTTTACTGTTTGCGTCCCTGTCTTTTTTCTGATTTTTTAGTAACCAAACCACGTACCCCATAAGGGCTGTGATAATGATTGGTAAGACAATTGTATATGTTGAATAAATAAACTGTTCCAATGGTCTGTGTGTCCTTTCTGTACACGAAAACAACCGCTTCTGACGTTATATAATCGTCATATAGCGGTTGTTTTCGTGTATGTGATAATTTCCTCGCCTGTTGATTATTCTGCTAATTCAGGACAATCAAGAGCGACCAGTACTTCTTTCACTTTGTCCTTGATTTTCTCAGGAACATCAGCAAAAGTTTTCTTTCCCTTAACAATAAGAGTTGCGTAAATAACTGCCATAATCTGCACATCCTTTCTACATAGAATTTTTATGATAAACTGAAATAACATCAGTTTTCACCGTCCAAAATAGCCTTGACTGCTTCTTTCAGCTTGTCCGGCACATCATCAATGGTCTTAACACCTTTTAGGATCAATGCTGCATAAATCTTTACCATGGTACAATCTCCTTTCTTATGGCATCATTTCATAAATTTCACACAGTGCGAGCTGTGTCTGTGTGATCTGGTCCATTGCATCTGTAATCAGTTCCTCGACTGTACGTCCTTCCTGCGCCACGCATACTTCATAAATAGTACCCGGATATTCGGTCAATGAAGTGAATGTGATGTACTTCTCATAGACTTTTGTCTCTCTGGAATCCTCTACTTTCATCAGCTCAGTTTTTGATTCATCTTTGAAAATATTCAGGATCTCTTCTCTGGACTGATTGATGATCTTTACTTTCAGGTATCCAGCTGATTCAGAGACCTCCTGTACATTCAACTCAGACGCATCTTTGAATATGATTTTCATATTTTTCCTTTCCGAAGAGAGATTTTGAATTAAATAGCAAAACGCAAAGAATGTTTAAAACTGTTTCTATAGAAAAGAGCAATTATACTCCTGAAACAGGTGCAAATGTTTTTAATATTCACATTGACGGGTACAAAGCGATAGCAGTAACCTACGCTGGAACGAATACCGGCTCAAATTTTGTTATCGCCACAAGAGTACTTTCAGCCGACAATGTGGATTTTAGATTTTCAGATACTATACCGGTAATTTTTAGGTTTGGAATCCTATACATAAAAATGGACGAAGATGATTAGTCATATTTTTCGTTATACAAGATATGACTAATTGCTTTACAATACTTTTATGTGCCAGGTGAACTTACCTACCAAAGATTTGAATACTATCATATGTACCTATCTCTGATAATACAGCTATAGTATTGTCATTAACATAATATATGCTTATGAGACCATTTGCTCGTATGTCAATCCTGTTTCCTTGACTTCTTTTTTCTCTGAAAACGTTGACTGGCAAAAAACACGTATCTTTTACATTCCCATACCATAGGGCAACCAAAATCAGTTCAGAGTAAGCACTTATACTCTTATTTAATGTTTTATTTTCATATGATTTTTCTTTGAGGTAATTGGATGCATAACATAGTTCCCACGTTTTATTTAATTTCTTGCTATTTAATTCAAAACCTCTCTTCTTTGTTCATTTTTCAAGTTACTATAAGCGTGCATAACAAAAACACCCGGTTGTAACCGAGCGTAAAATGATCTTCTTATCTATGCACTTAGATATTTCTTGTGATGATACTTGACCGACTCCTGATCTACGGTACAATAAAGCATCGTTGTTTCCGTCTTTGCGTGTCCGGCAAAGATAGATGCTTCCTGCAGTGGCATTCCTCGGTTTAATGCATTTGTTAAAGCCGTCCCTCGAAATCGATGCGGGTGTGCCTTTTCTACGCCAGCACGTCTTCCGGTTCGCCGGATCATATCCTCTATCCCTGTTTTCGTCAGTCTATTATACGGTTTTCTTACTCCTACAAACAGTGCCGGATTGGAGTCGGTTCTGCTCTGCAGGTATTCATGTAGATACATATGTGTCCTTTCATTCAGGTACACCGTCCTTTCTTTTCCACCCTTTCCGTATACAATCAGGTCTTTCGTTCCCCATCGAATATCTTCTATATTAAGATTCTTCAATTCGGAAACTCTGACAGCTGTTGAATACAGAAATTCCATCATAGCTTTATCCCTCAATGTCTTGCAACTTCTTAAAAGCTTTTCCCTGTCAGTATCTGAAAAAGGTCTCTTGATCCGTTTTTCGACCTTGATCTGTTCTACCAGGATCATGGGATTCTTACGGATTCTGTCACGATCTCTGAGCCAGGCGAAAAAGCTGCTATATGCAGCACGTGCACCTTTCAACGTACTGTTCTTCACTTTCCTGATATTCTTATATAATCTCAGATATCCAGAAATATCGCCATCAGTAATATTTGCTACCGACTTATTCACATAGGACAATAACCTTGTCAGCTCATATCTGTACCTTTTCACCGTTTCCACAGTCTTACCTTCCAAAGCTCTTGACATCAGATAGTCTTCCAGGTCAATCATCCATGAATTATCTACGCACTGTAGCTCTGTCTGCTTCACGATATCACAGCCTGAAAATGTAATCTGCAATGCACTTTTTAGTTCCCTCAGTTCATCCTCATTCAATACCGGCTGCATTCTTCGTAACACTTCCATTATCTTTTGTTCCATAACAAAACCTCCTAATCTTTTGATTTAGTATAACAACAAAGATGGTGAACAGTTCAGTCAGTACTGAATTAAATAGCAAATGCCAGGAAAATTTTATTGATGAATCAGCTTTTTTGAATTATGAAAATTTTACGGAGCCGAAAATATTTGCGGATTTTGTAAAAACTCACAAAGGAGGATATAAAAAAATTGGAAACATAGTCTATGTGTATTTAGAATTTACATTAAAAAATCCGATAAACTCTACTGGTTCATGGACTGTATGCTATAGTTTTCCAAAACCTAAAATTCCAATTTTTCCAATCCAAATGTGTGGAAGCGGATCTGATGATGTAAGCAAATCTATAATTGGTGGAAAATTTTATGTGGCTGACGGCGTTGCTCGAGTGCAAATCACCAACGCATTTTCAATTCCGGCAATTGAAGGAGCCATTATAATTACAAAATTTGCTTATATCGCTGAATAATTAGGAGATAAATCCAAGATATCTCGCTTCTAATTTTTGATGGTTGTTATTGTACCGGTAGTATTACTTACTCTGATGTGCCATGTTTTTGTTCCGCTGCTAAAGTAAGGCGAAATTACAAATACGCTTGTTTGCAAACGCTGAAATATCACAATACCGTCTCCGCCGAGATTCTCTTTTGTGTCTATATCAATATAGTTATTGGATGTTATTGCTGGTATTACTTGCCCAGCAATATCCACACAAACTGTTCCTATTACTAATCTTTTCAAAATTTGCGTTTTGGACAAATTGAGAAATTTTCCAAGGGTATTTTTATAACCTACGGTGATGACGGGTTACTATTAGGAGCAACAGTAAACGGGCAAATAATGTGTGCATACAGATTTAAGACTGTATGGCGAGATGCTACTTTTAAATAGTTACTTGGTAATCCAAACTCCTATAAACATTCCTCTATATACAGAACCTTTAGTTATTGTCGCTGTTCCGTCTGTATCAACTTCAAGGTAGGCACTTCCGTATGTAGAACTGGATTTTTTTACAACCCAATTTCCAAAAGAACATTCCTTTATAGGTCTATCCTGCTCTTTGAACGTATATATCACCGTATTTTCTGCTGTTAGGTCTGTTCCATTATAAGCATGTAGGATTCTTAATCTTCCATATCTAATTATTTTGCACTGGAAATTCTTTGCACTAAAATCTCCTATGCTAATAGGACTATTCAAAATTTGCGTTTTGCTATTTAATTCAGTAAGCTCTTCCTTTAACTTGCTGATGTTACCGATCACATTAAACAGTGGATTCACCTTTACAATATTGATTCCATTCAGTTCCACGCTATACAGAGGAAAGTCTGACTGCATTGCACCGGTCAGGATATTTCCATCTACTGCCGTCGGTGCTGTAGCTGTCCCGGTAGAATCTTCCCCCTGGATAACTACCAGATCAACTGTCTCTTTTCCGGTACTGTCTTTTGTGTACCGGAACACAATCAGATCAATCCTGTTCGTTCCAGAATGTCCATTGTTAATCGTAACCAGTGCGCTGTCATTTGCCGGAATCCTTACGTGCCGCCCGTACATGACCGCATCACCATCAGAGATTTTTACAATGTTATTGGACTGTACCTCCGCTTTTAACTGGCTGCCATTTTCCAATACATATTTTGCACTTCCGAAAATCCCGGCAAATAGTGCACCGTCAGATTCTGCACTAACTGCACGTCCTGTATCTCCTGTATCTAAATAATTTGTTGCCATTGTTATTCCTCACCAACCTTATACGTTATAGTTTCTATGCCATTTTTTATTTTTACAATTTCCTGCGTGACCGGTTCTTTCAGAACAATTCCTGTCGCCCGGTTTCTTCCACCAACAATATCACCGATATCCACGTCTAATTTACTGAACGATGCAGAGACAGAATCCGAACTTTTCAGTTCCTTCAGATGTTCAATTCCTTTTTCTTTCAGCTCTGTAGCTGATTCAGAATTTCCATAATCGTATGTTTCTGCGATCTCATATTCTCCGAAATACGCCTGTTTTTCGGTGATCTCTCCTGTCTTATCTACATACAGATCAACCACCGTTCTGGCTGCCAATTCGCCAGCTCCGAGACAGATCAGATGGTTTACCCCTCCGGTTTTCTTTTCAATTATGATTTTCATTCCGTAGTCATCGGAATACTCATATTTCTCTGACAGATCACTTATGGGAACCGCTGATATATTCACACAAGAATCCTTGTCGTTGTAGACGATTTTCAGCTTTGCACTCACCGAGGACAACATTTTTACAATGCCGGAATAAGCATCAATGTACCTCGGAAATTGATAGCTGCTTATCTGTATTCCGGAAGATGTTCCAGGAACAGCAAACAGATCTACCAGATCACACCGCTTTATCAGCAATGCAAGAATATCATGTACATCACCGGATACTGTCAGGTAATCTTTTCCGTTGTCCGGTCGGATCACTTTCTTTTCCAGAACACCACGCCAACTTCTTCCGGAATAATATACCTTGGATTTTTCTGTGTCGACTTTTACATCATCCACAATACCGCCGTATTCTTCGTCTTTTACATACCAGATGCATCCGGCACTCATGCAGTGATTTTTCACATTCATTTGAAGCTCAAAGTCATTATTGCCTCCGAGTTCCAGATCAACGGAATATTTTTCAAGGCTCCCTTGTGGAAGCCTGATTGCGTCCGTATACATTACTTCCACAATGGTTCACTCCTTTTGTCAATCAAGATTAGATCGAAAGAAAAACTGCCATTCCACGCAATAATCTGTGTACCGGACGCAATTTTCTCAAAGATGTAATACTCTTTTACGGCTGACCAAAGAACATTTTCAGCATACCCGTCAGTATGCACCAATTTAACCGTTTTTCTCCGTGAATCAATCTCTAATCGTTCACTGGCATTTAAAGAAACATTGACCTGATAGGTATTGTCTCCAATCTTCACAAGCGGTTTTGATACGGAACCATATATCCGCAGCACAAAATCTGATTCCGTGATACTAACATTATTGATCGAGGAAGATGATACCTGATTCAGATAATAATATCCGTATTTGTATGGATATTTCTTCAGATTGTCCATTTCAACGGTTGTTCCTTCTGTCTTCAGGAAATTAAATTCTCTCTCCTGCACCCAGTCCGGCTGATCGGTCGCAATGGTAACTTCGATCTCAATGTACCGTTTTGTAAGATACCATTTTGCTTTCTTCGATGCTACGATATAACAATTCAAATAGTAGTCGTCCTGATACAGTTTTCCTGATCGGTTCACAAGAATATCAGATTCAAAGATCTGGAAGATAGCATTTCTTTTTGCAATCCCTTCTTCCTCAGTGGCTGCTGAAATGATGATCTTCATTTTCTTTGCCTTGACACCCTTATGGAAGTTGGTGATCTCGTCATAATCAGTATCATATTCCCATTCATAATTCCTAAGTTCGGAATCTGTAATAAAAATACCACCCGAACCAAAGTCAATATTTTGGTTCAGATGGTTCACGTATTTTGCTACATCAAGCATACTTTTTCACCAACCTTGCAATTTCTCTATTGTCAAATTCAAATTCTACACCGTTCGTCAGGACATCAATCAGCAGTTTGCACAATCCACCATCCCGCATCCAGTTAAAGATTGCTTCCAGTAATGCACGGATCGCTTCGCTGTCACCGTTTCCACTTCCGGCATTATTCACAGCATCCTGAATCATGTTCATCAAGTTCTGTGTACCAACTACTGTTTCACTTCCGGCCTCACCACCAGCAAGGAACCTGTTTGATTTCGCATTGTAACCGAAAATAGTCGGCTGATTCAAGATCATACCATCATCCATTGCCTTTTTGTACCATTCAATACCAAAGTGTGGAACACTTGGAGGTTTCAAGCTAAAATAACCACTAATTGAAATATGAGGAAGTTTCAAATGTGGTAATGACCATGAAAAATGCATGATTGATTTTATGTGATTAATCGCATTCGATACAACAGATTTGCACCCATTCCACACATTTGAAAAAACCGCCTTAATGCTATTCAGTACACCGCTCACCGTAGATTTGGCAGCGTTCAGACCACTTGAAATAGTGGACTTCACACCGTTGATCACATTAGCTACCGTTGACTTGATACTGTTCCAAACACTTGTAAAGGTTGATTTAATGCTGTTCAGTATACTTGAAATAGTAGACTTAATTGCATTGAACACACTGCTGATTACTGACTTAATCGAATTGATTACATTGGTTACAGTCGTTTTGATTGCATTCCAAATATTTGTGACTGCTTCTCTGAATCCATCATTGGTATTCCATAATGTGATCAAGGCAACCACAAGCCCTGCTATGAGTGTAACAATAAGAACTATAGGGTTAGCATTTAATGCAGCATTAAAAAGCCACTGTGCAATAGTAGCACCTTCGTTTGCCGTTTTGTATGCTGTCCATGCTGTTGTTATGGCACTAATCAATGATGATATTGACATTGCAACCTTTAAGGTTACGAATCCGGCAGCAACTCCGGCTATCAGTGGTGACCAATCCTTGAACGTTTGAATAATCTTATGCACATCATCAATAAGACCACCTAGTTTTTCAAGGAAGTTTTCAACACCGTCCATTCCTTTTTCAAAGAATGTTGTAAAATCAATCTTTTGGATCCAGTCAAATACCCTTTGTAGGGCATCACCGACAGACGTTGCAAATGCATCCCAGTCTATTGTTTCCATCCAGTCTGACAACTGCTGTAAAAATCCCATGATTGTAGGTGCAAGTTTTGAACCTACTTTTGTCAGGATATTTTCAAACAATGCCTGTACTGAACTCCATGAACCTGATATTGTAGTACCTGCTTCAAGTGCGGTTGTTCCGGTTATACCTAAGTTGTCCTGAATCTTGTGAATAGCTTCAATCATTTGGTCAAACGTTACGTTATCCAAACTTTCAATCTTTTCACCAAGTACACCTGAATCATTTATCAATCTGATCATTTCAGACTGTGTACCACCATAACCAAGTTTCAGGTTATCCAACATTGTGTAATTCTGCTTTGCAAAACCCTGATATGCGTCCTGTATAGAACCTATGTCAGTACCCATCTTGTTAGCATTATCTGACATATCAGTGATAGCAAGGTTAGTCAGTTCAACCGCTTTTGCAGTATCACCACCAAGACCCTGAATCAATGAAGCAGCAAATGACGTTGCTGTGTCCATATACTGATTTGAACTCATTCCTGCTGTCTTATATGCCTTTTCAGCATATCCGATCAGTTTACCGGAACTGTCTTTGAATAGTGTTTCAACACCACCAACTAACTGTTCATATTCAGCATAGTGACCAACTGCTGATTTTGTCACATCTGCCATTTTTTCAGCTAACTGTGTACATCCTGAAATTACTTTTGTGATTGCTGTAGATGCTAAATTCGCAAGCGTGGCTTTCCATGTTGTAAATCCACTGTCTGCATTCTTGGCAGCTTGTCCGGCATCTTCTACTGAGTCACCTGCACTATCTGCCTTTTTGTCAACATTTTCCAGTGTTTCAGCAGTGTCCTTTGCAGACTTTGAAACCTTTTCAATGTTGTTCACTGCATCAGCGTAATTGATCGTTATTTTTCCGACCAACGAAAAAATATCCAACGATTAGCCACCCCCTTTCAATGGTGGCACGAATCCATTCAGAATTTTATTTGCTTTTTCCACCTGTAACTTAATCTGTGCATTGTTCATTGTCGGTTCAGTTTGTTCAGTCTTTTCAACTTTCGGTGCTGTACTCATAAACCGCTGTTTAAATTCTTCAAAATTTCCAACATCATCAGCAAGTGGGTTTGCTGTGATTGCACAGTATAAGTCCCACTGTTTATCTTCATTGTCCTGTTTCAGAACTGTTCTAACAGTAGCGTCTAATTTCCCCCGGCTGATTGCTGTATCTAAATAGTTGTAGGGGTTACCGTATCTACGGTTGCAGCACTCATCGAATCGTTCTGTTCCGTACCCACTAATTCGGCAACACCCTCGAAAAAATCCATAAGATCATCTTTCTTAGCAAAATCTTTTACCATGACAACAAACCGTTTCAGCTTGAATTTCTTCACATCATCAGTAGTAACCGCTGTACCGTTGTCCCACTCCATACAGTTAGCAAAAAACTTACAGATTTCATTTCTTGCCTTGGAAATATTCTTGATCAGAATGCCACATACTTTCATAGCAATTACAATACCGACTTCTTTCATGTCTGTACCTGATTCCTGCAACTGCTGAATCTCGTCTTTGTCAAATGCACCAATAACCTGTTCTACTCCGATAACCGCAAGAACCTCACAAAAGTCAAATGCGTTATCAACTGTTAAATCCTTAAATCTGAAATCTGCCATGATTATTTATCCTCACTTTCTTTTTTCGATCTGTTTCTTCTACCACCTTTTGCAGGTTTATCCTGTTTTGGTGCAGATGTTTCTTCATGTTCAACAGGTTCAGTCTGTTCACTTACTGTTTCCTGTTCCTGATCTTCTACCTGTTCAGCAGATACTGCAGGTGTTTCCTGCTGCACTACTTCATCAGAAATATCAACCACAAACATTCCTTTGTCCTGAATTTCTGCAAATCTTTCTTCTGTCATATCCAGTTTTTCACCGATTACATGACCTTCTCCTGTATACTTGTCTGTATATTCTCTTACTACTACAACTCGCATAATTCACACCCCCCCTACACAACAGCGTTTGGATAGTAAATAGCAATATCCAACTTGTTTAAGCTGTCGTTTTCAAGATCAGCTGTACACTCAAACTTAACAGCAAATGTTGTCTGTTCAGCGTTCTTTGTTTCTAACTCAAACGCTTCTGTACAAAGTGCATTCGGTAAAATAATGATTACATTCTTACCGCTTGAAAGTGTTCCGACATATGCAACATTTTCAAGATAATCTGCTTCTGTGATGTTTTCCTTAGATACATATTTGACATAGGTTGTATCTTCGGAAGTGGATTTTACAAGGTGTAATGCATTTACAAGAATATCTTCTGTAAGTTCTGTCATCTGACCTTCAAGTGTGGCAGATTCACCAACTTTCTGCTTGCTGACACCTTTGATCAGTACAGTTGCACCATCAACCTCAATATCAAGCCACTGCGCTTCGTAGTTGAACTTAAGACCACCGGAAGTTGCACCAAGTGGTGTACCAGTCCAACCGTTGCTGGCTGATTCGTATTTCAAATTTTTATAGATCACACCTGCACCCAAGATCATGTTCTTGATAGTTTCAGATGTAATACCATGCTTTTTTAAGCCCATTCTTTTATGCTCCTTTCCACTCATTTGTGTTAAGTGTTATCGTAATTCTAAAAAGATCTTCTTCACCTGTTGGAATCATTAAACCGTTCCAATAGGTAATAAAAAAAGCAGTTCCTTCCTGAACTGCCCTTAAATCTTCAAATGCTTTTTTTAGTTTGTCATTTATTTCTGCAAGCGGTAATTTTGACCCCCTTGACCAACCGTCAAGTGTAAACACACCGCCTGTATATCCGTCCTCTAATCTGTGTTCAATTTCATTGAACGAACCGACAAAGTAAGGATAGCTAATTTCACCTGTCCATTCACCAAATTCATAGGGAATACCAAGTTGATCAAGCTGATCAGAAATAAAACCAAGCATATCAACCATAATTAACCACCTAAATTCTGTTTAATGACATTTACAAGCTGTTTCTTTATCTTTGGGGCTACACTCTGAAATGCTTTCGTGAGTGGTTGTCGTGGTGTTTTTCCGTAAGTATGGTAAAATTTACCGTCTTTCTTACTCTTATAAACCCAACCGCCTTTTCTTCCATCACCATGCAGTGCATATTCACCAGTACCAAATTCTTCCCAAATCGCATTTTCAAGGTCTGAACCTACAGCAACAGTTGATTCATCTTTTCCTTCATCAACCATATATTTGTAAGACCCCTTTGTTTGTCCGGTATCAACCCTGCTGTTTCTTTGGGTCTGTGCCTGTATTTCACCACCTGCTTCGT